CCCTCGATGGGGGGTGCCCTCGATGGGGGGTGCTCTCGATGGGGGGTGCCTGCTGCTGCTGCTGCTGCTGACTGAGAGCGAGCGCTCGTCATCGTCGGATCGTCGAGCTCGTGAGCAAATCAAAATGCGAGAGCGAGACGAGGCGAGGGCCGAGCGAGCGAGCAAGAGAAAGAAATAATTTTCTCGTCGAGTCGAGCCGAGCGCTCGCCGGCGAGCGACGCGAAAAAAATCTCGGCGATCAGTAGTGGTGCCGCGGTTTCTTAAGTGCGGGGTAGTGCGTGGGTACGCCACGGCCAATCTCTCCCACGGAGCCGAAAATGTACCGATCTGCACCGGCGCCGATCCCGTGCGCCCGAGCTCGGCGGGAGCCGATCCGATGCGCCCTGATCTCGGCCGACGATCTCGATCATGGGTCGTGTCACGGGCGCCGAATAGCGTCACGGGTCGATATGGCTCGGCGCTATCGAAAATGGCAGCTTGCCAACCATCGAACGGGATTGAGTACCCGCGATCCCGCCGCATATCGCCGGCACTATCGGGCGATGACCCGAAAAGCGCAGCAGGAGCTAAAACTCAGTCTCGGCTGTGCGGCGTGCGGCGTGCGGGATTTGCCGGCCTATTGCTACCAATTCGACCATATCGACCCGACGACAAAGAGCGGCGGGATATCGAAGCAAAAAAACGGCGGGGCGTGGCAGATCGAGGCGGCGAAATGTCAGGTCTTGTGTGCCAATTGTCACGCGAAGCGAACGGGAGAGCTAGAGCACTGGGGCAAGCGGGGCGCTGCCGAGCCAATTCGTGACAATCAGGGGCGGCTCTTTTAGCCTCGGGGCGATGCCGCGCGTGCCGACCATCCCGAGCGAGCTCGCCGGCGCCGTTCGCCGGGGTAAGCGCGAGGGGCGGCTCGGGGCCGAGCATGGGCTCGATATCGCTCGGGCTCGACTCCTCACCGGCATGTTGATCGACGGGGCGACTCCTCGCTCGGCGATCGCCGCGCTCGATCGCCGGCTCGACGTGATCCTCTCCCGGCTCGGGTTCGTCGCGGATGCCACGGGGCCGAGCGAGCTCGACGAGTGGCTCTCGGGACTCGCCGACGAGCTCGTACCGGCCGACGAGGGCGAAAACGGCGACGAGCTCCGCTCAGGATCGCCCGAGAGCGGCGCAAACGATCCCGGCGGGGACTAGTGCCACGGAGCGACCAGGGAATCCCTGACGTGAGCGGACTCGGGCGGGTCTGGACTCCTGACGATGCGGGCGCCGGCATACGCTCCGCCGCGCTCTAAGGCTCGCACCGAGGGGCCGCTCGCCGGCGCAATCGCCCGGCGGGTGCTCGGGCTCGATCTGCTCCGCTGGCAGAGATTCGTGCTCGATCGAGGGCTAGAGCGAGACGGCGCGCTATGGAGGTGGCGCACGGTCGTCGTCACCGTGGCGCGCCAGAACGGCAAGAGCGCACTCCTCCGCGCGCTCGTCGCGCATCGACTCGCCGGCCGGCGCTCCGAGACGATCGGGGCGCTCTCGCATTTGCGGAGCGTGGGGCGAGAGATCATGTTCGATCCGATCGCCGATGCGTTCACGGGCCGGCGGCTCGTCGATCTCTTCGATGCCCACGCCACCCGATCGAATGGCTCCGAGGCGCTCACACTGCGCGCCACGGGCGGGCGGCTCGTGATCCCGAGCTCCTCTGAGCGCGGCGGGCACGGCTACTCGCTCGATCTGGCGATCGTCGATGAGGCATGGGCGATGCGCGACTACCGAGTGCCCCAAGCGATCACGCCGACACAGATCGCCCGGCCTGATCCGCAATTGTGGGTCGTGAGCACGGCCGGCACGAGCGAGAGTCTTTGGCTCCGCGAGCTCGTCGAGGCGGGGCGAGCCGGGGCGGATCGGGTGGCGCTCTTCGAGTGGAGTGCTCCGCCTGAGCTCGACGCGGCCGACGTTGACGCGTGGGAGGCGGCGAATCCGGCGATGGGCGAGACGATCGGGATCGAAGAGCTCGCGCACGCATGGGCGACGAGCACGACGGCCGAGAGCCGGGCCGAGTTCGAGCGGGCGCACCTGAACCGCTGGACGGCGGGCGTCGAGGCGATCATCGAGCCGGGGCTCTGGCGGGCGGGATTCGCGCCCGAGCTCGCGATCGGTCTCGAGCTCGTGATCGGGTTCGATGTGAGCCTCGATCGGTCCCGAGCCTCGATCTGTGCCGCTGGCGTCGTGCGCGATCGGGTCGCCGTGGAGCTCATCGCGACGCGGCCGGGCACAGAGTGGCTCGGGCCGGCGCTCGCCGAGCTCCGCGCCCGATGGGCGCCGCTCGCGGTCGTGGCGCACGAGGCGGGGCCGGCTCGCTCGATCGTCGAGGAGCTCGTCGCCGGCGGCGCTCCGATCGAGGCATACAAACCCGGCGCCTACGCGGCGGCGTGCCAGGTGCTTTTCGATCTCGTGGGGCAGGGCCGGCTCGCGCATCGAGGGCAGATCGAGCTCGACGAGGCGGCTCGATGCGTGGGCCGGCGGAAATTGGGCGACTCGTGGACATTCGGCCGGGCCGTGAGCTCGGCCGATATCTCGCCGCTCGTCGCCGCGACTCTGGCGGCGCATCGGGCGAGCCGGCCGCGCATGGTCCCACGGATCGTCATCTAGACCTGCCTACCCTGGCGCGCGTGGCTCTGAGGCGCCGTCGAGCTCGGCGCGAGCAGATCGAGGCGGGGACCGACGAGCGGCGTGCCGCCGCGCTCGGGCTCCCGAGCGAGGTAACGGGGCTCCCGGTGGGGGCCGGCGACGAGCTCCCGGTGACGATCGACGAGGCGCTCTCGTGCTCGGCACTCTGCGGGGCGCTCAACGTGATTGCCGGGCGGGGCTCGACGCTCCCGCTACAACGTTGGCGCGGACCCGACGAGCTCGCCGCGGGCGCTTTTCTGCAGCATCCCGAGGCGGATTCGAATATCCCGCTCTGTGTGACGATCTGGCACACGCTGACCGATATGGCGCTCGCCGGCGCGGCGTATTGGCGGGTGCTCGTGCGAGATTTCTCAGGGTTCCCGCTCGTGATCCGCCGGCTCTCGCCGGTGCAATGCCTACCGCGCACGATCTACGTCGCGGGGATCGGGCTCGTCGTCGAGGAGTGGATCGTCGACGGCATCGCATTTGCCGAGCGCGACGTGATCGCGTTTAACGGGCCGAACCCGCGCGGGTGGATGGTCGACGGCGCTCGGGCGATCCGCACGGCGACGGCGCTAGAGCGGGCGAGCAAGCACTACGCGGAGGAGCCGCTCCCGACGATCGTGCTCAAAAACAATTCGGGCGCCGATCTCCCCGATGACAAGGTGAGCGCAATCCTTGACTCGTGGAAAGCGTCGAGGAGCAAGCGTACGACGGCGTATGTGAACGCGGCGCTCGACGTCGATCACGTGGGCTTCTCGGCCGTCGATATGCAGCTCACCGAGGGCAGGCAGCAGGCGGTGCTCGAAATCGCTCGGATTACGGGCGTGCCGCACGGGCTCCTGGCCGCATCGCCGCAAGGCGCAACGCTCACCTATCGCAACATCGAGGGCGAAAACCAACAGGCTTTGCAGGCCATGGCGCCCTATCTCGTCGCGATCGAGCAGAGGCTCTCGGCCGATGACGTGGTGCCGCACGGGCAAAGCGTGCGGTTCGATCTGACAGAGCTCATGCGGCCGGCGACGAGCGATCTCGTGAACATGATTCAAGTCCTTTATCCCATGGGCCTTATGACGGTCGACGAGAGCCGCTCTCTGCTCGGGTTCACGGCGGCGCCACCCGAGCTCCCGCCACAAGCGACCCCCACTCCTGCGCCGCCGAGCTCGCTCGCGCCGCCCGTGCCGGCTCGATCGGGTCCGGTGCCGTGACGAGCACCGAGCAACTCCGATTTGGCGAACTCTGCCGGGAGCCGGCGCCGGGTCATATTTGGGCGGCGGCTCCGCTCGGAGGCGTCGACGAGCGCAAACGCACGATCTCGGGGCTCGTCGTGCCGTGGGAGCAGAGCGCTCGGGTGAACGGCGCCGACGCGCCGCTCCGTTTCGCTCGGAGCTCGATCCTCATCGATGCCGGCGCACGCTTGCTCGGCTTTCACGATCGAGCTCGGCCGCTCGGGGCGCCTACCGAGTGGAAAGACACACCGGCAGGTCTGCGGGCGAGTTTCAAGATCGCTCGCACGACGGCGGGCGACGAGGCGCTCTCAATGGCAAGCGACGGCATACTCGACGGGCTCTCGATCGGCGCCGAGCTCCTCGATGTGCAAGAGAAAGGCGGCGAGCTCGTCGTGACGGCGGCGCTCGCTCGCGAGGTTTCACTCGTGACCCTGCCGGCGTGGGCAATCGCTCGGGTCGACACTTAAACGAAAGGCAAGAGAAAGCATGAGACGACAGAGCACGATCACGGCCGAGACGTTCCGACCCGAGAGAGTCGACGAGCGAGGAGCTCCCGAGCTCGTGACGGGCGACGCTCCGCCGGGGCCGGGCTCGCCGCACGCCGAGGAGCCGACTCCCGAGCCGGCACCCGCGCCCGAGCCGGCACCCGCGCCCGAGCCGGCCGAGCCGCCCGTGACGGCACGAGCTCCCGAGCCGGCGGGGCTCACGACGGCCGAGATCGTCGCCGCGCTCGGCGAGCATGTGCCGAGCGGGCATGTGCGGATCACCCGCGAACCGTCGCCGTACATCGAAGGCGGCGCCGTGAGTCAGCGCCGCGGCTTCTTCTCTGATCTGTATCTGGCCGGCACGCTCGGCGATGCCGACGCTCGCGGGCGTGCCGCGCAATTCCAGAGTCAACTCCGTGACTACATCACGGCGGCGAATAGCACGACGGGCTCCCCCGAGATAGTGCCGCCGGCGTGGGGCGGGCAATGGTACGTGGACCAGATCGCGCAAATGCGGCCGTGCGTCGGCGCCTTCTCCTCCGCCACGATCACGGACCCGCGGCCGATCCCGATCCCCGCGTTCAAAGACACGACACCTTCGTCGCTCGTTGGCGATCACGCCGAAGGCCAACCCGACGCGGCCGGCTCCGTGAATTTTGACCAGATCACGGTAACGCCGAAAGCGAAGAGCGGCCGGGCCGAGGTGACGCGCGAGCTCCTCGACTCCTCGCCGGCACTCGCCGATCGGGTCGTGAGCACGGCGCTCTCAGAGAGCTACTCAGAGAGCACGGAATCGACGATGGCGGGGCAACTCGCCGCTGGGGCGACGGCGGGGCCGGCCGGCGGGGCGACGGCGGTCGCGGCAGAGCAGGCGATCCGCGCCGCACTGGGCACCCTGCCGGGCACGCGCTTTGCGCCGGGCCGGGTGATACTGCCGAGTGCTCATGTATGGGGCGCGCTCGTCGGCGCGGATGGTACGGACGGCCGGCCGCTTTTCCCCTACCTGCTGAACGGGCCGACGAACGCGGCCGGCACGACGGCGACGGGGTACGCGTCGGGCTCGATCGCCGGTGTCGAGACGCGGCCGGCGTGGGCCTTGCAACCGGGCGAAATCATCATCGGGGCCGGGCCGGCCGACGCGATGAGTTTCGAGAGCTCGATGCTGCAATTCCGCTTTGCCGAAAAGAGTGGACCCGAGCTGGTGGAATTCAACGTATGGGGCTATTTCGGCGCCGTCGTGCTGCAAAAAAAGGGCGTGATCCTCATCACATCGACCGTGCCGCTCGGCGACGTAGGCGAGATGGTGGCGCCGGCCGAGAATGAAAAGGGCGAGGCGGCATCCAAGCGCTCGACGAGCTCGGGCAAGTAGGGACATGGCAACGGGGCCGGTGCTCGTCGCCGAGATTCGAGCTCGTCTCGGCGGCGCGCCGGCGGCAAGCGATGCCGATTTGCAGGAGATGCTCGATATCGCCGTGGCGCACGTGACCCCGCTCCTCGATCCGCAATGGCGCGATCCCACGGGGGGCGATCCCGACGCGGCTCCTCCCGGCTCGGGCGTGCCGTGGCCGGCCGATCTGCACGATGGAATCCTGATCGGCGCCGTGCTCACCTATCGCAATGCGGAGTCGCCGACCCCGGCGGCGGCAAATGCGGGCGGCGTGCCGCTCGTGCCGCCGATCGCGTGGGATCGCTGGACGCGGCATCGTCTCGGCGCCTATATCGCCGGCGGAGTGTGGGCACAGTGAGCGAGCTCCTCGCGCCGGTATCGGGTGTCTATCTGACCGATCGACGGCTCGCGCTCGGCGAGGCACTCGCCGGCGAGCCGCCCGATCTGACCCTCGCGCCGTCGATCGATGGAATAAAGGCTCTGCCGGCGCTCATCATCGAGCCGGCGAACGCCTGGCTCGACGGGGCAACCGACAGCGGGCCGGGCCGAGTCGTGCGCTACCAAATCGAGGCGCGGGTGATCGTCAACGCTCAAGAGCCGATAGGGGCGCTCGGCGACCTAGAAAGCGTCGTCGAGCTCGTGCTCGAACGTATCCCGCTGGCGTGGCGTTTCGATCGAGGCGATGCGCCCGTGCGGGTGCAAGCGAGCGGCGGCGAGCTCACGGCGATTGCGGCGCGGCTCTATCTCTCGACGCGCTACTCGATTAACTAGCGAAAGGTTCAGACATGGCAAGTGCAGTAATCCTCATGCCGGCGCAGTTCACAGTGACGATCGGCACGCTTAGCGTCGAGTGTCAAGTGAGCGAGGCGACGGTGAAATTCGACACGACGACGAGCACGATCAAAACACTCTGCGAAGAAGCAGAGCTCGCGACGGCCGAGAAAGGCACGCTCTCACTGAAGGGCTATCAAGATTTCACAGAGGCGGCGGGGCTCTGCAATTTCTTGTGGGAAAACGCGCTGAAATCGGCGACCTTCAAGATTACGGGCACGGACGAGACCGGCAACAGTGCCGATCTCTCGGGCAACATGCAGTGCCGGCGCCCGCCATTCGGTCCCACGGCCGATGACGCGGCGAAATTCGAGCTCGAAATCCCGGTGATCGGGATTCCGACGCTCACGATCACGCCGGGGCCGTAGCCTCCGTGGCGGGCGAGCTCAAGATCGAGGGCGAGGCGGAGCTCATCCACTCGCTCGACGGGCTCAAAGGTGATCTGCGCGACATGGCGCCGATTCACGCCAAGATCGCCGACGATCTCGCCGCCGAGATCGGCCGGCTCGCTCCGCGGCTCACGGGTCGGCTCGCGGCATCCTTTAGCGGCACGGGCACGGCCGACAAGGCGGAGGCGAGCTCGGAGCTCGTCTATGCGCCCGTGCAAGAGTACGGCTCGCCGGGACACAACATCGAGGGTCAGCACTACGCCGAGCGAGCGCTCGCGATCGCGCAACCAAAGATCGAGAGCGACTATTCGGGGGGCGTGGACAAACTCTGTAGAAAGGCGGAGGCGTGAGCAATGTCCCGGCCGATCTCCCCGAGGGGCTCGCCGCGATCTCTCTTGATCGCCTAGAAGAGCTAGAGGAGAGCTCGGGGCGCGGGTTCGGCGAACTTATCGACGAGTTTGTCAAGGGCACTTGGTCAATCTCGACGATGCGCCAACTCGTCGCGGTGATCGATCCTGAGGCCAAGGTCGAGACGCTCGGCGATCTGGTCCAAGCCGCGGCGGCGCTCAACCCAAAAGCGGACGAAACGAGCGAGGCATAGTCGCGGTGCGCGTGCGGCTCGCTCGGGTGTGGGGTTGCTCGCCGGTGGCACTGCGCGCGCTCACGCTCGGCGAGCTCGCCGAAATGGCGCGGGTACTCGACGAGGAGGCGAGGAGCCGCTAAATGGCAACATCGCTCACCATTTCTGTGCTGGCCGACGTTTCGAAAGCGGTCGCCGGCATCGACAAGATCGAGAACCGCACCCGCTCGTGGGGCGAGCGCATGCAAGGCGTCGCGATGGCGATCGGCGGCGCCTTCTCGACGCAAAAGATCGTGAGCACGGTCGAGGGGTGGGTAAAGGCGGGGCTCGACGCGCGCGGGGCGATGAAAAATGTTGCGATGGTTTTCGGGCCGGCGGCGACGCAAGTCACGAACTGGGCGGACTCGTCGGCGAGCTCTTTTGGCATGACAGCGGCAGAGGCGGAAAAGGGTGCGGCAAAAATCGGCGTGGCGCTAGAGGGCATGGGCTACTCGCATGCGCAAGCGGCGCAAATGTCAATGCAACTAATGAAACGCACGGCCGACGTCGCAAAGGTCACGGGCACGGATCAAGAGAGCGTGCTCGCAAAGGTCGAGACGGCGTTTCGTGGTCGCACGGCCGGGCTCAAAGACTACGGCGTGCAGGTAGCAAAAGGCGCCGACTCGACTCAGATATTCAATGCGTTTATGCAAGACACGGCGCAATACGCCGGGCGCTCCGATACGGCGCTCGGCAACTTTCATGCCACAATGGGCGATCTCTCCGCTCAACTCGGGCTCGCGCTCGTGCCAATTCTTATGACGTTTCTCCCGCTGTTTCAATCGGTCGCCGATTTCGCGAAGAAAAACAAGGTCGCATTTGACATAATCGTGATTGCGCTCGCGGCCGTAGCGCTTGCGTTTTCGGTCGCGACGGTCGCCGCGGGCGCGTTCGGCATCACGACCTGGGCGGGGCTATGGCCGATCCTCGCGGTCGTCGGCGGGATCATCGCACTGATCGCGGTGATTGCGATCGTGATCCGCTATTGGGGCAACATCGTCGCCGCGCTGCAACTCGCTTGGCGCTGGATCGACAACGTGGCGCAAAAGTGGTGGTGGCTGATCCTGCTACTCGGCGGACCACTCGGCGCGGCAATCGTGGCGGTGACGCATTTCAAAGAGATTTGGGCTCGTGTCAGTGAGGTTGTCGGTGACGTATGGCGCGCCATTCTCTCGGTGATTGCGATCGCCGGCGCGATCACGACGGGGGCGATCGATGCATTCAAGCGAGCATGGGACGGGGTGAAAGGCGCAATCGATGCCGTGCACGCGGCAATTCAAAAGGTGATCGATATCGCTCGGGATGCGGCCGACAAGGTACAGAATGTGCTCTCGAAAATCCCGCTCATAAACAAGATTCCCGGTGTCAATCCCGGCGCGGCCGGCGCGGCCGGCGTGAGCACGTATGGCGCGGCCACGACGGGGCCGGTTGTCTTTGCGCCGGCGATCACCATAACGGGCGATATTGGCGACCCCGTCCTCGCCGGCCGGCGGATCGTGGCCGCGCTCGAAGCGTGGACGGCGGCGAACGGTCGCCGTCGAGTGGCCGCGCTCGTCGCGCCATGACCCGGCCGGCGGCGATCGCCGGCTCAGTGTGGGCCGATTGGGCCGAGCTCATTGTCGAGCTCGGGACCGTGGGCTCATGGTCGCCGAGCGGGCCGGCGTGGGGCGTGGGGGCGTGGGGCGTCGATAAGTGGGGCTCGGGCTATCTCACGGCCGCATTCTCCGAGATCACGGCGAGCGTCGTCTCGCTCGATATCGACACGGGGCGAAATGGCGTCGACGATCCCGGCGAGATCGGGACGGCGAATCTCGTGCTCGACGATCGAGAAGGCTCGTTCGGGATCGCCGGCAACAAAGAGGAGATTGGCAACCTGCTCCGAGTCATGGCGAAGCATGTCGCCGGGCAGACATGGCGCACGCTCTTTTACGGCAAGATCGTCGAGGCGACGGCCGACGAGTCGCTCTCTGGGCCTTCGATCTCGATGCATGCGGTTGACATGTTGGGCTCTGTGCTCGCGAGCGACGATGCCGATCCCCTGTTAGCGCAAACGGTGCGAGAGCGGCTCGATACTCTGCTCGATCGGGCCGCGTTCCCGGCGACGTTGCGAATACTCGATCCCGACACGACGCGGCTGTTGGCGGTCGACAAGGCCGGGAGCCGGCTCGATGCCGCACGGGGCGCCGTGGCGAGCTCTGTCGGCGGCACGCTCTTTGCGGTCGGCGATGGGACGATCCGTTACGAGCACGGCACGACGAATGTCGACCCGGCCGCCGAACCGAATTACTACGTGGGCACGATCGCCGGCTCGATCTGTCCCACCACGCTCACGCTCGGCGAGAAGAGCGCACGGATCGTGAATGTCTACGACTGGCAGAACGCCGATCAGAACGACGCGACCCGGCTCCGCTCGACGCTCGCAGAGGCGGACTCGATCCACCATTACGGGCGCTGTGCGAGCGTGCGGACCGATCTGCTCAATGCGCTAGGTGCCGATCTTGACGCGCTCGTGCACTCCGAGCTCGCGCGCACGGCATGGGGGAGCGAGGTGGTCGAGGCGGTCGGGTTCACGATTCACGACGACGCATCGGCCGAGCTCGTGCTCGCGCAGATCGGCGAGCTGGTGCAATTCGATTACACCGGGGCCGATCCGTGGAGTGCGCTCCAAGTGATCGGGCGCTATAGCCATCATATTTCGGCCGATGCGTGGACTATCGAGCTCGGCGCCTATCGGCCCATCATTGAGTCGGTCTGGGGCGTGGCGCAATGGGGCATTTCTACGTGGGGGCAGTGAGAGGAATCGAGGAGACATGGCCACCAATCCCGCTCGGCCGCAATTTCAAGACACGATTGATGAGGCATGGGGCGATCAGGTCGCCGATCACGTGGTCCGCCGCTATCCCGACACCGCGGCGCGTGATGCCGATCTCGCCGGATTCGCACCCGCCGAGCTCACCGGGCAGGTCGTCGCGATCGGCTCGGGTGCCACGATGCGACTCGACGCGCACGACGGCACGCTCTGGTCGCCTATGCGGCCAGGCGTCATCGCGGAGAACATCGTCGACCCGGCGGCGCAAGCGGCCGTGACCATCGGCGGCACGTGGTCCGGCTGGGACAACGCACTACACCTTGACGTGACGATCCCGGCGACCGGTGCGATCGATCTCTACTCGGAGATGTTTCTCGTCGCGATGACAAATGCGCAACTCATGGTCGGGTTTCAATCGACGGACGGCACCGTGGTCGCCGGCAAAGGTGCGCGCACGGTGCGACCCGTTATGGCTTTGCAAGGCATCGGGGCGCAAGCGGTGGCGCGGCTCAGTTTCTTGCATCGAGTATTCGGGCTCACGCCCGGCGCCGTGCTCACCTTTCGCTGGTATGCCATGTCGGCGGGCGGCGCCACATCCAACTGCTATTACGGCGGGCCGGGGACGGCGACGACGGCGAATAACGCCGGCCCGGCGATTTTCCGAGCAACGGCGGCGAAAGCGTGAGAGAGGAGCCGGATGCCATGAGAGAGCGCGACGAGCTCGTCGGCGATGACGGCACAGTGTGGCCGGCGCCGGCCACCGAGCCGGCCACCGAGCCGGTCGATCGACACACCGGACCACTCGACGACGACGAGGACGGACGGTTCCTGCTGCGCGACGATCCACGACGGATCGGCGCCGAGCGCCGGCGCGGCCGGGCATTCGATACGGCACCCGACGACGAGGACGCGCTATGAGTCTCAAACGGATTGCGATCCCGTCGCCGAACTACTCCTCGCGTGGCGGCTCGGTGCGTTTGGTGATCTTGCACACGGCGGAGGGCGCGCTTTCGATCGAATCGCTCGGCTCGTATTTCGCGAACCCGAGCTCCCAGGTATCGAGCAACGTGGGCATCGACGACAAGGCCAATACGGTCGGCGAGTACGTGCCGGCGAATAATTCCGTCAAGAGCTGGACTCAGGGCAATGCCAACCCGGTATGCGTGTCGGCCGAGCTCTGCGCATTCGCGGGCTGGTCGCGTGCCGAGTGGGACGCGCATCCGGCCATGCTCGACAATGCGGCGAAATGGATCGCCGAGGAGTGCGCCCGCTTCGGCGTGCCGTGTCGCTACGTGGGAGCGAGCGACGCGCAGAACGGCGGCACGGGGGTCACCGATCATGCGGCGCTCGGCTCATGGGGCGGCGGGCACTGGGACTGTGGTTCCTCGTTTCCCATGGCCGAGGTGATCGCGGTCGCCGCGGGGCAGGCGCCGAGCGTGCCGGCCGGGCCGAGCTCGCCGGCGGCGGGAGGCGGGGCCGCTCCGCCATTTCCCGGCACGCTCCTGATCGATTTCACGGCCGGGCACGGCTCGGCGCAGTGGCAAGGGCAAATGGCGGCGCGCGGATGGTCGCTCGCCGTCGACGATCTCTACGGCTCCGAGAGTGCCCGAGTGTGCACGCAGTTTCAAAGCGAGAAGGGACTCGCCGTCGACGGGATCGTCGGCCCTGACACGTGGGCCGCGGCGTGGACGGCTCCGATCACCTAGAGGCTCGCCGCTCGATGCGTGGGCTCGACTGGGTCGCGCTCGGGCTCGTGATCGTGCTCGGGATCTCGCTCGGGCTCATTCTCACGGCCGTAATCGTCTCGGTCGTGCAGCATCGAGCGCCACCGATCCTCGGCGAGCCGTCCGCGCTCGTGCTCACGACGGCGCTTTCGGGATTGATCGGCGTGCTCGGCGCCTATGTCGGGAGCCGCCGGCGCTCCGAGGATTGACGCGACGAGGCGCCCGGCTCGGCGGGGACTGAGCTCGGGCGCTCGTCGTCTCTCGCTCCCAGGGAAGATACGAGGAGGCTCCCGACGCTAGCAAGCCGCAAAGAAATATTCTGTTAAGCACAAATCCCCACGTTGTGCCCAGAGCCGGCGGGTTACAGTAACGGAAGTATGGGGAAAGACGAACGGCCGCTCGTGAGCCGGTGGCTCACGGTCGACGAGGCGGCGCTGATCGCGAAACGCTCGCCGCTCGCGCTGAGGATGCTCCGTTTCAAGGGACGCGGGCCGAATTTCCGAAAGGTTGACGGCCGACTCCGAGTGTCGATCGAGGATCTCGATCTCTGGCTCTCGGGCGACAGCGGGGCGAGTCTGGAATTGATCTGCGGTATCTGCGGATTCAGGGGAACGCCCATCGTTGCCGGCGCTCACGATTGCGCCGCCCTCAGTAACGAAGGAGGGGGCGATGAGTGAGAAGGGGTTCCACATTGGAGGCGACTGGTGGGTGGAAAGGTTGCCGGGTGGATTCGTAAAGCTACGGTGGCGTGACGGAGGCGGTACC